ATGTCAGATAAATGTGTTTTTGATCTGAATAATATTTTTTCTCAAGGATGTTTGACAGAAGGAGAATATTCAGATAAATTCGAAAAAGCCTTCTCTGATTATATTGGTAATGAAAATGTATCCCTAACTAACAGTGGCACATCAGCTCTTCATTTAGCTGGAGTATTATCTGATATTCAATCTGGTGACGAAGTTATTACAACAGCAATGACTTGTATGGCTACAAATGAGCCATTCTTCAATATGGGTGCTAAGTTGGTTTTTGCAGATGTTGATATCACAACTGGTAATATTTGTCCTAAAAGCGTTAGGTCTAAGGTCACAGATAAAACAAAAGCGATTGTTGTCGTTCATTGGGCTGGCCAACCAGTTGATTTAGATCAAATTCATTCTATAGCAAAAGAATTTAATTTAAAAGTTATCGAAGATGCCGCTCATGCATTAGGTTCAGAATATAATGGAGTTAAGATAGGCAATCATTCTGACTTTGTTTGCTTTTCTTTTCAAGCAATTAAACATCTTACTTGTGGAGATGGAGGAGCTTTAGCTTGTAAATCCGAAGAGGATGTTATTAGGGCTAGAAAAATTAGGTGGTTTGGATTAGATAGAAAATTCAATGGCCTTAGTAGGTGGGATCAAGATATTCCAGAATCTGGCTACAAATACCATATGAATAACATCAATGCTTCTATTGGATTGAATAATCTAGAGCATATTGATTTTATCATAGACAGTCACATCTCTAACAAATCTTTCTACGATGTTTCCATAAAAAATCCAAAGGTAACAAAGATGAGGAATCCAAGCAATACATGGAGTTCAAGTTGGATTTATTCTTTATTGGTTGATGATAGAAAAAAATTTATTAAGTTTTTGTTATCAAAAGGTATTTCTTGCGATAGAGTTCATGTTCGAAATGATAAATATTCTGTTTTTGGAGGTGAAGATAGATCATTGGAGAAATTAAATGAGTTTGATTCTCGTTTGGTTAATATACCAGTTGGTTGGTGGCTGACTAAAATTGAAATGAATCACATTGTAGAAATAGTTAACGAGTATTAATGAAGTGTTATACAATATTACAGCAGAAATATAATGAAAAAAGTAATTATCACAGGAGTCACAGGACAAGATGGTAGTTTTATGGCAGACTACCTTTTGAAGAATACTGAACACACTATTATTGCTGGAGTTCGACGTTTAAGTGTAAAAAATCATGGCAATATTGCTCATCTGGTAGATAATCCACGCTTTAAACTCATTGACTTAGACGTTACTGATTCTGTAAATACAGAAGAGGTTATCTCTAAAGAGAAGCCAGATTATTTTATTAATTTTGCGGCTAATTCTTTTGTGGGGGTTAGTTGGACCCAACCAGCGAACCACATGAACACAAACGCTATGGCTGTAATGTATCAGCTTGAGGCAATTCGCAAACATTGTCCTAAATGCCGTTATTACAACGCTGGCTCCTCAGAGGAGTTTGGAGACGTTTTACATTCTCCACAGTCAGAACTTCATCCGTTGCGACCAAGAAGCCCTTATGGTGTTTCTAAGGCTAGTGCGAGGCACATGGTAAAAGTATGGAGAGATTCCTATCATTTGTTTGCTATTCAAGGATGGTTATTCAACCATGAAGGAACTCGTCGCGGAGAAGAGTTTGTAACTCGTAAGATTACCAAAAATGTATCTCGTATTCAAAAAGAATACCCTAGTGGAGATTTTATGCCTCTTGAGTTAGGTAATGTAGATGCCAAGCGAGATTGGAGCGATGCTGAAGATTTTGTTGAAGGTGTTTGGTTGATGCTCAACCAAGAGCATCCAAAAGAATATGTCTTGTCTTCAGACGAAACACACTCGATTAGAGAATTTGTTGAGGAGGCTTTCAATTTTGCAGGATTTGCTAAAGATCAATGTCGATGGGATGGCTATAGTGTTAACGAGAAGTATTACCATGAAGACAAGATCTTAGTCCAGATTAGCCCAGCTTTTTATCGCCCCGCTGAAGTAGACTTGCTTTTAGGAGATTCTGACTTAGCCAGAAGAGAGCTTGGCTGGTCTCCAAAAACAGATTTTTTAGGCTTGGTAAGAAAAATGGTTGCAAACGATATGAGTGCATATTAGGATAACCTTATGCCAAGGGGTAAAAAGGAATGTCCAAAGTGTTCTGCTTTGTGTTCTAGTCGTTCGTTAGAGTGCGAGTGTGGGTTTTTATTTAAAAATCAAAAAAAAACACCCAAAAAGCCTACTTATTTCAAAGAGAGGCAGCAGTTTATAAAGAAGATGCTGAATAATCAGCCTTCAATAAATTATAAGCTGGATATGATCACAGCCACGAAGGTCTTCAAACGCTTTGAGAATGACGCTGACTTTTTGTTGAAGGTCAAGCCTCCATTTAAGTTGGACAATTCAATTAAGTACTTCTTAACTCAAGATGGCTTGTCTTATCTAGATAAGAAACACAGGGAATTTCACTATAAGCCTAAAAACTCCGAAAAAATGGTTGACCATAAGTTAAAAGTAGGAGAAGATATATTGATCGAAAAAAGAAAAACCCTGAGAGATTTTTTAGATGAGTAAGAAAAACGCAAAAGAAAAAATTGGCACTTCGCAATTTATGTCGAAGTTTTTTAAGAGTAATAAAGATTTCCATTACAATTACGAAGAGACTGCGAAGCCTTATATAGTTTCAACTGGCTCTTTAATTTTAGACCAGTTTATTGGTGGTGGTCTTGGCGCTGGTTTACAGCGTTTTATTGGTTGCAACGAAGGGGGCAAAACAAACGAAGCTCTACATGTTATGAAGAACATGCTGGAGACAGTAGAGAAAACCAAAGGGCTTTATATTAAAGCAGAAGGTCGCTTATCAGAAGATATTCAAAAGCGATCTGGATTAAAGTTTGTTACTGACCCAGAAGATTGGGAGTTAGGGACTTGCCTTGTTTGGGAGTGCCACATTTATGATACAGTTTTTGATGGCCTTAGAGAGTTGCTAAGGAATAATCCAGATAAAGAAAGATTTTGCATTGTCATCGACAGCATGGATGGCTTGCTTCCTAAATCTGATCTAGAGAAGACCACTAGTGATGCAGCGAAAGTTGCAGCGGGTGCATCTCTCACTTCAGACTTCTTAAAGCGAGTTAGTCTTGGGATGGGTAAATTTGGTCATATGTGTATTATGATCTCTCAGGTTCGGTCAACTATTAAAACGAGTCAGTATGCAGCTAGTGACCCAAATAACCAAACCAATTCTAGCGGTGGCAATGCAGCACTTCACTATCCAGACTGGATTATTAACTTTGAAAGGAGAAATCAGTCTGATTTAATCTTGCAAGACCAAAAAGCAAGGCCAAGCCCAGAGAATCCAATCATTGGACATTACGCCAAGGTTCATATCCAAAAGTCCACTAATGAAAGCACGGGTATGCGTATTCGCTATCCAATTAAGCATGGTCGATCTGACGGAAAATCTATTTGGATTGAGCGTGAGATTATCGAACTTCTTCTAATGTGGAACTTCATTGAAAAGTCAGCTTCTTGGTTTAAGTTTGATGAGGAGTTAATCAAATATCTTGACGATAGAGGCATTGAACTTCAGGAGAAGTATCAAGGTATGAAAGCTTTGTATGATCTTTTAGAGAATAATGAAGAGGTTACAAAGGCAATGCACTTATTTATTGCTGAAAACGTTTTTGCATGATCTTTTTAACGACAACTGGTCGAGAACAAAAGCTAAAGAATTCTACAAAGTATTTAATTGATTGGGACAAAAAGTGTCGGAGTAAGCTCCAAAAAAAAGTTAAAGATCTCTTATACCCAAATTGGGTTTCTGATATTGTTTTCGAGGAGCTTCCCGTTCTTGGGACACGAATGACATTAGACTTTTACAACGCAAATAAAAAACTTGCAGTAGAGGTAGATGGCAATCAACATTACAAATACAACAAGTTCTTCCACTCAAACTCTAGGCAAAATTTTCTTTCTCAATTGCAGAGAGATGAGAAAAAGGAGTATTTTTGTGAAATCAACCAAATTAAGCTTGTCAGAATATTGGAAAGGGATACCATTGACGAGGAGCTTCTAAAAAGACTAGATATTGTATGAATAATTTTGACAAAACAGACACCACTTTACCTCATAGCATTTTAACAAAGCTTTTTGATTGCACGGGTTCTGTAGGTGGTGGGAACAAAGGATTTTTCTTATATTATATTAATGATATGGGCCAACCCACTTTTGCAACTAAGACAGACAACACTTGCGTTGACATGGCTTTGAGTAAGCTAGTAGAAATTTCTTTGGAAGAGGGGGGTAGCCGATGATATCAAGCATGGATCTAGAGAAGACTGTATTAAAAGGTCTTCTCCAGCACCCTCACAAGTGGGCTGAAGTTTCAGTATTTCTCAATGAGAAAGATTTCTT